CGACCAAAGCTTCCCTGAAAGGGAGAAGCGACCAAAGCTTCCCTGAAAGGGAGAAGCGACCAAAGCTTCCCTGAAAGGGAGAAGCGACCAAAGCTTCCCTGAAAGGGAGAAGCGACCAAAGCTTCCCCATTCGTGAGGGCAAGACACTGAAAATAATATAAAGATTATACACAATGTTGTGTTATAATGAAAATCGTAACAGCCGTAGTAAATAATCCTGGGTTTATTGAGATCCAGTATTATACTTTAAAAAAATATTTCAAAGGTGAATATGAGTTTATTGTTTTCAATGACGCCAAGGATTTTCCAGACTTCAGTAATTATGAAAATACGGGAATAAAAAAACAAATTGAAGAAATGTGTTCGCGACTAAACATAAAATGTATAAATATACCGAATCAGAATCACAAAACGATTTCGTGTGCCGCCACAAGATGTGCTGATTCAATGAACTACATATTACAATATCAGCTACAGAATCCGGACAAATATTTGTTGTTAGATAGTGATATGTTTTTGATAGATGATTTTGACATAGACAAATATTCACGTTATGATTGTGCCGTTGTTTTACAGAGCCGAAATGGCGGCACGACCAACTATTTTTGGAATGGCATTTATTATTTTGATATGCTAAAAATGAAAAATCTTCCATTCTTAAATTGGAATTGTTGCCCCGGATGCGATGTTGGCGGAATGATGCAAAAATGGCTCATTCATCAAATGGCGGGACAGCCGATGCCGAATACGGATGAAATCCGATGGACAGATAAGTGTTTCAATACCGACTCCATTTATTTTATAAAACATCTATGGTCGTGCTCGTGGAATAAGAACGAACTTCCTAAAAATATTACTAACACACGACTTGTTGAATATTTAGAAAAGGATGTTCGCAATGTTGATGGCAAGTTTTTCTGCGAGATTTATGACAATGTATTTCTACATTATCGGGCAGGTGGAAATTGGATGAAACAGCATCCACAGATGCACGAATATTTGACGAATTATTTGAAACAATGTTTAATATAAAGATTCGTCATAAATCATATAAAAATATCCAATAAATATTTTTATATGCTGACTCCTAACAACAATATTTGTCGTAAATCATATAGAAATATTCAATAAATATTTCCATATGCTGACTCCTAACAACATTATTTGTCGTAAATCATATAAAAATATCCAATAAATATTTTTATATGCTGACTCCTAACAACATTATTTGTCGTAAATCATATAGAAATATTCAATAAATATTTCCATATGCTGACCCTATCCAGCTGTTTCTACATCATCAAATCCAAGTTTGACGCAAATAAATATGTAGAATGGATGAACAACTTTATTTCTATTTGTAATAATTTCAATCTGGTTATCTACACCAATGAAGAGAGCGCCCAACATATTAACACAAATGGCAATCCGCGAATCCGCGTGATAATAAAACCAATTGATCAATTCTTTTGCTACAAATATAAAGACCATTGGATTAAGAATCACGAAAAAAATGAGTCGTTAAATCATCAAAGTCAATTAAATACTGCGTGGGAATTGAATATGATTTGGTCCGAGAAAATCGCATTTGTTCAAGATACGATCGCAAATCGCTATTTTGAAACAGATTTTTATGGCTGGTGTGATATTGGGTATTTTCGCAATCGTGTATATGATACACATACAAGTAAATTAATGTCTTGGCCAAGAATTGACGCCTTGGATAAAAATAAGGTTCATTATGCGTGTGTGAATAACTCGCGACACCATCTCAATAGTCTCATTGGCATAATCAATCAGCGTGGAGAAAATGGGTTGCCGATCCAGCCGATACCATCCAATCAAACATCGGTTGCGGGTGGGTTTTTTATTTTGTATCGCGACAAAATACAGTGGTGGTCGGACCTCTATTATAAGACATTGGAATCCTATTTTGTGAACCAGCGATTGGTAAAAGACGACCAAATTATTATTGCGGATTGTGCGTTCTCGCATTTGGCGGATTTCAAACTATATCAGGAGGCAACGTTCTTTGACGGTTGGTTTATGTTTCAAAGATTGTTGCTGTAATAATATAAACATATCGTCGGAATCGTGGTATACACATGATTAGCATACTAATGCCTATTTATAACGGCATTGAATATATCGGCGATTCAGTTTCCTCTATTCTTGCCCAGAGTTTTACCGACTGGGAACTCATTATTGGTGTAAATGGACACGAACCGATGTCGGCCATATATTTGATTGCAAAACAATATGAAAAACACGCGAATGTCAGGGTCCTTGATTTACAAGGTGTTCGCGGGAAATCCAATGCGCTGAATGAAATGGTGAAGCATTGCCGCTACGATTATGTTGCGTTGTTGGATGTGGACGACGTGTGGCATCCGGATAAATTGGAAAAACAGGCAATATATCTTAACCAATATGATGTTGTAGGGACCAATTGTCTTTATTTTGGCGACCGAAATCTGGTACCAAAACTTCCACTTGGAGACTTGGCCGCCGCCGATTTCTTTGAATACAATCCGGTCATTAATTCGTCGGTGATCATTCGCAAAGATTTGTGTTGGTGGAATCCGCAGTTTGATGTAGAGGACTATGAACTGTGGTTGCGTCTACGGAAAGATGGGAAAACCTTTTATAATTTGGCGGATATTTTGACCCAACATCGTATCCACCGGCAATCCGCATTTAATACGAAGGACCATAGTGCCCAAATTGCGGAAATTAAGCAGATTTACAGATAACAGACTGTGTCTAAAAAATTGAAAATGTTTTTTTAAAACAAAATAATTGTATTATTATTCCAAATCACCTTTTAAAACGCAAACAATATGAACGCTAAAATTATCTTTGACACATACAATCTTACCGAGGCCAAGCCTGGCATATACGAAATCGTGTTGCCCGCCTCTGAACCAAGCGACGCGCCCCAAATCCTCCATATCATGATTGATGTATCCGGCTCAATGGACGAAAGATGTCATGACCGCAATACAAAACTGGACCAAATCAAATACGTCACCAAAAACATTATTCGCTTTCTCGCAGCTAATTGTCCGAATATAACTCTCTCTGTCAGCGCATTCAATACGACGGTTACCAAAATTATTTCATCCGTGATTATTAATGCCGAGAATCAAGCCGAGATGTTGGGTGAAATAGAAAAAATGTATGCGTGTGACTCAACCAACATTGAAGACGCGTTGAAGGCGCTACATACCAATAATTCACAGTCGCTGCGCTTTGATACCAGCGCAATTCGGCACAACATTCTGATGACGGATGGCGACGCCAACGAAGGTGAAACGAGCTCTGAACTTCTGGCTAAATTGGTGGATGTCGGCGCATCAAATACATTCATCGGATTCGGACTGGACCACAATCCGCATATGTTCACAACGCTTTCCAACACACGCAATAGTTCATACTACTTTATTGATCAGATTGAAAAGGCTGGCATCGCTTATGGCGAAATCCTTCACGGCATTGTAAATCGTGTCTATAAATGCGCGCGACTCGTTGTTGAAAATGGCGAAATATATGATTGGAAGACAGGCGCTTGGACCACCGAACTCTATATTGGGGCGTTGGCCGCAGATGCCACGAAAAAGTATCACATTCGCAGCGAGCAATCACAAAAAATTATCGTGCGATTTATGGATGACCAGACACAGGTGTGTGAGACGGGATTTCAAAATGATTATCAGGACTTGGCACAGATGAACTACCGCTTGCGTACCTTGAAGATGCTGTATCGCGCGAGCAATGCCGACGAAACCAATACACAAGATATTCGTGTTCTCAAGAAGAAACTCAAGGCGCTGTTTGATGAAATGACGGAGTATATGAAGGCGCTTGAAGACAAGGTGTTGATGAAGAATCTGTGCGACGATATTGTGGTGGTTCATCGCACCATTGGCACGAAATATGGGCATATGTATTCGTGCGCACGACAATGCTCACAGGGCACGGAGCGGATTCACAATGCGTCAGATACGCCGATGGCGCCGCGAGACCACGCATTCTCGTTTTCGCCTTTGACAAGACAAAACGCGTATACTCGGCAAACCAACGCACAACAAACCGATTATGATGATGACGCATTAGTGAATGGATTTATACCGGATGTCTTGCTATGGGGTACTAGAACAGACTTAGAAGATGAATCCGATGCTTTTGGTGACTATACTGTGTCGGGTGAAGATACGCCATATACATCTAGAACCGCGACGTGTGTTATTCGCAACATTAGCGAGAATTGTGTTGAAGAAGACGCAGCTGGAGAAGGTTCTGGAACACTTAGCATATCCGTTGATGAAGAAGACGTTGTATAAATAAAATAATACTAATAAATAGAGGGTCCCAGTTTTTTACTTGTTATGTTCTTTATAAGAATATAACAATCATAATTGAAAAGATGATGAACGTTAGAGAAACAGTTCCTCCAACTCCTTCTGGTCTATGCGTTTGAACTCCGACGTGCGGTCCATCTTGCTATAACTCAGCAAGAACTCGCTCTCTCCCGTCTTCACAAAGCCCAACACATATTCTACTTTATCGCGCTCAAATGTGAATAGTCGTGACGACCGGGTCAGAGCCCCTGTCTGTGTGTCAATGGCCACCAGGATGTGGTAATAGTATCGGCGGTCTTCGTAGGAAACCACGTGGCAAATAAACCACGTCTCCGTCCCTATACGAATGCCGTTGGTGGAACCGCGCACCAATTCAAAGAACCGCGGGGTCTTGTGCTCGCATTTGTTCACAAGTGTGTTGCCGTGGCCGATTTCGTAGGTTGTGAGCGGCCACCATTTATAAACCACACGCAAACGGTCATCTGCGGCGGCATAGATGACCCAATTTTTCTCTATCTTGTTTTGGCCATCGGGTTTTGTCAAGAGGGATGACACGACGCGCTTATCCTCATAATTAATGTGACCATATTCCACACGCATCGTGCCATCGGGGAGTCCGCGATTGGCTGTGAAATAAGTGGTGCCGGCGTGCTCAAGGAGGCGCATATCCTCTAAGCCCTCATAGCGGTCATCATTCTCTTTGTCGTAATGTAGGATGAAAGATGAGGTGATGGATGGCAAGTCTTCATCTTTGCTCTCGCTTATGCTCTCGCTATGCAAATGTACCGTCATGATATTCACGGTCGTGATGTGCTCGCGATTCACATATCCCCCTGATTCATTGATATAATAATTCACTTGGCGGTGATTCGTTACCAGGCGCCCCTCGTGGTAGCAGACCGAGGGCGTGCTATTTTTGAACTCTTCCGAGAGTAGAGAGGGTGCACGAATCGCCACATGAGACCCAGGCAACGAGGAAGAATAAAACTTGTAGTTGGACAGCACATTGCGCATAATTCCATCCTCTATGTTTTTAGCGCACAACACATACATTGACAGTGCCCCCAAATCTATCTTATCGGGGTTGTAATAGTATCCCGAGATGGTGTATTCGTAGTCAATCTTGTAATCATAGATGTCGTTCTGTAAAAACAAGTAGTCAATCTTGGATTTATCCACGTCCTCCAATTGCCGCATCGCCATACAGTAAAACTCATACACGAGCTTGTGTTTGGATTTGTTGCGATAATAGGTCATAATCTCGTATATGTTTTCCAGACGCTTGGGGAAATAGTCATAGGCGAGCATCCAGTAGGCGACGGCTTTTTCCTGTTCGCCTATCCAAGAATAGCATCGACCAATATTGTAATAACTCTGCCAGACTTCGTCAAACCAGCCGCCGATTTCAATGCGTTTCTTGTACATTTCAATCGCCTTCTCCCTCTCTCCATTGTCGCGATAACTGTTTGCCAAATAAAATGTGTAGCGGTCGTTGTTGGGTTTCTCTACGAGCCCCGCCGTTAGCAGACGGATGTCGCGAATAAACTTGTCTGCCTTGGCTCCTCCGTCGCCAATATCATTGATGAACGCCACGGTGCGCTCTATTTGGTCGTATTTGGTGCCGTCGGGGGTATTGATGACTTCGTGTGTGACTCCCCAATATGAAATGGCCAAGCTGTTCTTCACGATGCGTGCGTTCTTGTATGAAAAATGGTCGTTCCCTTGGAATAAGTAGAACACGTCTGCCTTTCCGAGTGACACCTTGAATTGGGTCACGTCAAATTGGGGTCCGCGCTCCAATACCATGTCGGCATCCATCAACAAGATATAATCCGCATATACACCGCCCGTATTGTTCGCGTCTTTACACGCTTGTAGGGCAAATGTGCGATTGTGCTCAAAGTTTTTGAATGGCTCCACGATGACGCGGCCTGGGATTTGGCGCGCCGAAAAATATTCGCCGATGAGTTGGATAGTGTTGTCAGTGCTTCCCGTGTCGCAAATACAATAGCAATCAATGATTCCAATGAGTGAATCTAAGAGGCGGGTAATAATCTTGGATTCATTTTTGACAATCATATTTAGCGCCACTTTAGGCAATATATTCAGTTGTATTCCGTCCTCCTGATTGAGAACGGAATCAACACTTTGCGAAATGCGGGCGCATTTATCAAACATCCGAATGTTGTCCATTTTGTTGCCTCTGTCTATATGTTTGTATTTGACGATTCTGTTTATACCCTTTCTTATATTATTTGCTCTCATTCTTTTATTCAATTACAATATACGAACTCTGATGGCGTGTTCTAGATACAATAATGATAGAGGAAGAATTGAGAAACAGAATGCAATATTGACAGGTCCGGGGAGATATGCGCTGGATTCGCCTGGACCGGGAGACCAAATGGCTTTCAATGCCGACCCGCATATCCGTATTCAAAAATGGGGCGCCAATTTCCGCAACAATATGATGGATATCAATAGTGATTTGAGAGGGATGACGCGACCCTTAACCAGAGATATTCCAGAGGTCAATGACTACAAGAAATGGAGTGTAAAGTCGTCTGTCGCTTTTAAGCCTGAAGAGACGAATTATGTGACCGACGACAGTCGCGCGACACACCCCGCATGGACATATAGAGAGGTTGAAATCAATCGGTTTGAACCGACTTTATTGAATCCGCTGGACCAATTGGAGAAACCATTCCATTATGACTTGAATACACGCATTTTGGAACGAGACCATTTTAAGCCGACCCCGGTGAAGTTGGCCATCGCTGGACAAGGCAACGCCGGACAAGGCTACGCCCCATTCATAAAAACTGGGAAAATCGGTTCATCTTTACAATAACTATATATTTACCGTATTATATAGTTAAACAATGGAACTCGCAATACCTCTCATAGCACTCGGTAGCTTGTACATTGTAAGCAATCAATCAAAACCAGAAGAAAAGAAGAGAGAAGGATTTAACAGTTTGCCAAACACCAATATTCCAGATAAAAACTTCCCCGATGACACCGCGAACAATCCTGAACTGGACGTCAGTTCCAAGTTGGCTACGGTGAATCAATACGACGGTCGTTCTGCTTATACCGACAAATATTTCAACCCTTATGTCCAGAATAGTTTAGTGAAGAAGGCGGCTGAAGGGGATACCTCTCAATATTACTCCTTAGCAGGTGAGAAAGTCGGCGCATCGCATTTCAATCACGGCAATATGATGCCCTTTTTCGGAGGCAAAATCCGGTCGGCCGTTGATCCCAAATCCAACGAGGCGATTATGGACAATTATTTAGGCACAGGAAGTCAGACCATTGTGAAATCGGAACAGGCGCCTCTCTTTGCCCCCAACGAAAAGTACCAATGGGCCAGTGGTGCCCCCAACATGAACGACTTCTATCAGTCTCGTGTCAATCCCAGTATGCGAATGGCGAACGTAAAGCCATTTGAGGAGGTGAAAGTCGGTCCCGGTCTTGGCCTCGGGTACGGCAGCGAAGGTGCAGGTGGATACAATTCAGGCACAATGATGCGTGAGTCGTGGTTGCCCAAGGATGTGGATGAATTGCGCACAGCGAACAAGCAGAAGTCGTCGGAGATTATGCAGCTGGGTCACGAAGGTCCTGCGAAAAGTCGTATTACCAATGTCGGTATTTTAGGCGCTTTTCAAAAGAACCGACCAGAGACCGCCTTTGAATGGGGTCAGGACCGACTTTTCACTACGACTGGTGTAGGAAAGGGGGCCACCGCGCAGTCTATCCAGGTTGAGCGCGATGTTGCACGTCCGGAGACAACTGTTTCATATAGTGGATCCGCACAGAGTATCCATCATACACGCTCGGATACAGGAGAGGTGCTACCCAGTCATCGTGTTGAGTTGGGACCCACCCAGCTGGGTGTGGCGAATGCCAATGGACGCCAGTTCGCGAGTGATGGAGACTATGGAATCAAGACGAATCACGTATATGCCAACAACCGTAGTACCAATGAAGTGAGTGATTATTTTGGCGCTGTGGGAAGCGGTATCGGGGCGGTCGTTGCGCCTCTCTTGGAGATGATGCGCCCATCGCGCAAAGAGAACACGACGGGAAATATGCGGGTCTATGGAGACGCCAAATCGCGGGTTGGGCAATCTTATTTGTACAATCCTGCCGACGCACCCGCGCACACGATGCGCGAGACTACGGAGAAATCCATTAATCACTTCAATGTGAATAGAGGCCAAAACGGCGATGGATATACATCGGCGAAACACGAAGTGGTTCCCCAACACCGTGATACTACCACGAAGTCGCATACTGGCGGGGCGGGGTACAAGAACTCGGCGCTGAGACCCTATGACGCGGAACTCGCTTATGAGCCGAGCGACATCAAGGCCTCTACCATCAACGGACGCTTCGGTAATTCCAATACCAACGTGTTTAATAACTCGGTGAATTACCAGGGCAAGCCGAAGGACATTGATATGATTAATAATCGCGCGGGAATGCCGAATATGCCGTACCAATCGCAGTCGGTCCAGAGTATGGGTGAACTACAAATGAGAGGCAAAGAGGCGCTGCCCCAGGTAGAGCGAAATAGTTCGGACTTGTATAGCGCGCTACAGCAAAATCCGTATGCTATCAAGCGAAACTATCAATAAGCTGTGGTTATAGAGTTGTGTGTGTATAATATTTATCAAGGATATATATATTATGCTTCATGGTCCTACGCTTCGTGGAGGAGACCTTTCTAAAATGGATGGTCTGCGCCATATTTTGAGTATTGGTTACGAAATTGAATGTGGTGTTTTAGCGAAGCTCACACAAACCGATGTAGGAGGTGAACTCATTTTGTATAATTCCGATAGCGCCAGAAAAGACATTGAAGAACTAAAGAGATTAGAGGAGGACCCCGATGCCGATGTGGAGGATTATATTTTGGAGCGTCAAGAAGAAGTGATGACGGACGTGATTCTGGATAAGCGCGGGCGACCCGACAAATATGCGGTTTTCAATATCACTAGCGACAATGCGATGACGCCATTCATACGAATGCTGAACAAAATATGTTATTATGATGTTGAATCTGAAGATGCCACCGCAGAAAAAAACTCCATGTATGTTTTTCGCGATAGTGCCGGCAAAGATTACAATATCAAGTTTATGTTGAAAGAAGAACTGGGATGCGCCTTTCATACCTCGGTTGAGTGGGTCGTCACTTATTATAAGCCAAAACGGAGCCGCAACGTCATTATGGATACTTTCATAAATATGATAACCAATTTAGTCCGGCATTTGGATGAACTTGTGCCGATTGAAGGAAATTACATTGCCAAATACAAGAACGCCGAAGGGGGTATGGAAGAGTTTCAAGTAGGGAAACCAAGTCAGCGGATGCTGTTTCATAAACCCGGAACTGGCCTCTATTATTTACAAACGCAAGTATCGGACGCACCGATGACCATTGACGACGCGTGCTCTGTTGTACAGATGACGTTTTCCGCCTGCGCCGAACACATTGTTGAGATATTGATGGCATTGATGGATAATAATTCGCAAGGAATCCCGTTATTCAGCGAATATAATAATGAAAGGATTGAAGAATTGCGTCGCATAGATACATGTGTGGATGAATTGATTCGTAATTACAATCGCGTTCACGATGGGGCATACAAGATTCTGGGCTCAAAACAGTTCACAAAAACGGTAAAAACGTATATTTTTCTAATATTGTTCAAAATCGTCCAATACATCAAGTATAAGAACTCCAAAAGTAAATATTTTAAAAACGTGTTGTATATTAATTCGCGACACAGCAATTACGTGTTGTACAAGAATCTGAAACGACAGCTAGAGATTCAGTTCGGGATGTTAGAGGATGCGCGCGTTGCCTCTATTATTAAAGAAATTGTCCTCGTCCCCGACATTTTACAAAGCGGTATTGTTCCAGATGATGCCAAGATGCGCAAGGGCGTGTTCTCCAAGACTAATATGCTTGATAAAACGAACCCACATTATGGCGACCCGACTTATTCGCTGATGAGTTATTTTGATTTCTTTGAGCAGCCGGTGGATAATGAAAAAAACCGAGTGGGTGGAACGGGGAATATCGTGGATTATGATTGGCTTGAGTACAAGAGTATTGATGAGTATTCCAACAAAATGGAGTTGAATGATGATATTGTGTTGATTGAAATGCGTAATTTTCAAAAATTGCTGTCCCTCTATGTTTACAATATGGCAGACGCGGAACTCAAAGAACAGATGGAATCGGGGTCGTGCAATATATTGACTGGCCGGATGGGCGCGGAGGTTGGCTCATTGTCGGTTGCCAATTTTCGGAAAATAATTGACCTCTATGGTAGTATGCCAAGCGTGAAAAGTGCGACTCGCAAAAGCAAAAGCAAAAGTAAGGGCAAGAGCCAAAAGAAGAAGAGCAAGACGAACAAGTCCGCATAAGAATTGTATTTAGTTATATATATAAGCAGATGTCAGAAGTGGATTTGGCGCCTCTATTTATGGCGGTTGGAAAAAACGATATTGCCACAATAACATCCCTTGTAAATCCGGGAAATGTAAATGGAAAAATAAACGGCAATTGTCTTTTACATATCGCTTCCGCAAAAGGTTATATTGAAATTGCCGAGTTGCTCATTGAGAGAGGAGCGGACGTAAACGCGAGAACAAATACAAATAAGACACCGTTGTTTTTTGCGTCTAGAGAGGGCCACACTGCTATGGTTGCGCTCTTGGTTTCTCGTGGCGCGGACCCTCTTATTACAACAGCCGAAGGATTCACACCCATCGGTGTTGCTGGAGAAAAAGGCCACGTTCAAATTGTTGAATTATTATCACCTACAAAAACGACGAGTAAAACTGCCACTGAAAAACAATTTGACAAAGACAAATACCCGATCCATTTTTCCGTACAAAACGGGATCTTTGATTCAAACGATTTGCCTCCGCGTTCGTCCCCCAAAATGAGCGCCCCCAAAAACACGGTATCATCGCTCGTAACAAGCGAAAATGTGGATGACCCCGCGACAAAAGGGCGATTTACTCCTCTACATGTTGCCGCTATGAATGGTAAAAAACGGAGAAGCTTGCTTATTGGGGAGTTTCTCATAAATAAAGGAGCCAATAAAGACGCCAAAACAAATGCCGGATGGACTCCTCTCCATATTGTAGCATCCAAAAATGATGCCAGGTTTGCGAGTATGCTTATTACACAGGGTGCATCGGTCGATAAAAAGGATAATCAACATGATAGGACGCCTCTACATATCGGATTGGAACAACATCATTTTAAGGTCGCCGCGACTCTTATAAGTAAAGGGGCAAATATAAATAGTACTACGTTTGGGGAAACGCCTTTATTTACTGCCGCCAAAACGGGTGATGATATTCTTGTGAAGTTTCTTATTGACCATCATGCTGACCCGAGCATCCGAGACGAAGCCGGATACACGCCTTTACACATTGCGGCCGAAAAGGGACACTATACCATTGTGAAGTTGTTGTATCCAATCACGGAAGAACGCAGTACAGGTGTAATGGTTAAGCAACAACCGCGGCCCAGAGGGCCGTTTGTATTGATCGAAATACCCGAATCAACCCCGCACGATTTGGCAGTAAAGAAGGGACATAGTAAAACGGCTGGGTTTCTCAAAAGAGGGTGGAAAACAGAGTCTTTGGTGTATTATTTGGGGAGCAAAAGTGAAGATGGTGGATTAAGTGTTTTAGACCCAGGATCCTTTACAGATTTGAGACAATATCATGGCACATCAGAGGGTGGAACCAGACGCAGACGAAGGCAAAAAAATAGGCGCAACTCATCAAAGAAATACGCGAAGTAAGTCGCGCTCAAAAAATTGCTTGACTGATTGTCAAAAATGCGTCCGCATTTTTTCAACGGATTCGCCGACCCTGACGGGTCGGCTACATCAAAAACGGTACGTTTTTGTGGCAAGGTGTTTGAGAAATGCTCCCTAAAGGGAGCATTTAACAAAGTGCTTATGCCGAGCGGACGCTCGGCATACAGATGTTTATTGTGTAGCCCCCACCCTACGGGTGGGGGCTTCTCAAGAAATTGATTTTTTTGAACTGTTTTTATAAAACTCAAAACAATTCAAACACATAACTTATAAACTTTCAAAAATGATATTTTATTCCGACCAAATTACAGCCGACATCATTGATAACAACGACCTGGATGTCATCGCTGATAAGGTGGATGGATTCAAGGACGACATCAATATGTTATTTACTTACTTTACTTACTCTGTTATCGGGCTGGATTACACGCAAAATCTCCTCAAGTACAATTCCAACCGCGTGGCATTCTATTGTATGGACGACGTGTTTGATATCCGCAATTGCCCAAGCGCGATGATTTATTCAAAACAGACCGGCGGCGACCAAATCGTTTATTACATCATGATTATTTGTACTCAGCGCAGGTTCAAAAACCAGGGCTATGCCACAGCCCTTCTCAATGGATTTATGGAGAAGATACGGCAAGACACCGCGGACTCAGACAAACCCGTGAAAATCGTCCTCAGTGCACTAGACAACGTCGTTTCCTATTACCAGAATTATGGATTTGAAGTGGTGGATTGTACGTTGGAAAATTACCCCTATTTGGCGCGATTTGAAAAATACGACGAAACCAAGATTTACACCATCATGGAACTTTCTATAAACAAATAAAAAACAAATATTTATAACGGTGAATATTTTATAACTTGTAATAACGGTGCGTTTTTTTACAAGCTTTATGCAGTATCATCTACAAATTGAACATTGACTTCAATAAACATATAGGGATGTCTCTGGCTTGTAAGATGAACTTTTTCAATTATTGGCGCCGGAATGCCTTTTTCCCAATGCCCGGGATCTTGGTAGTCATACCAGCTCATACTATCAAACCGCATTTCACCCTCTACCCATTGAAGGTTTTTCGTTGTTGTGTATTCCGTTAAATGCGCCACCAAGTCGGGATCAGTGTCTTTGCTGTCTTTTAGCCGTTCAATTTCAGTAAAGTATTTTATATACAATTCTTTGATGGTTGTGTCGTATTCATCTATGTCTTCTAACACAATTTCGTGGTCCAATCCAGGGGGTGAAACAAATCGGACATCTTCTATTTCTATTTTGGGGTATAGAGTATATAACATATTTGTAAAAGTGTCGGACCAGGTTTTGTTGGGGGGTGTCCATCCGCGACAATCATTTTCTACAAATATTTGTTTTCCTATCTCGCGGATTTTGCACTTGATTCCTTCTATGTCAAACCGATGCGAATATAAATGATTTGAATATATCGGTTGGCGGTTCTTTTCAAATCTGCCGGAAGCACCGTGGAGGGCCTCGTGTGGAAATAGTAAATCTTCGTTTGTCAAGACGTGAATCGTTTGTCCATTGTGTTTAACAAGTATTACTACATATTTTTCCAGATATGTCGGGAGCTCAACCAATCTAAAATAACCGTTGGCAGCCAATTCATATTTTGAAGTATCGTATGCGATGCTTGGACACAATGGGCAAGATGGCGACTTGTTTGATTTTCTACATTGGCTCGCCCATTCATTGGCGCACGAGCAGCATGCCCAATGTTTCCATTTTCCGCCGGGGTCTTCGTGGATTGTTTTGATTTTTGCCGGATCAATGATTTCAAGGCAAATGGCGCAACGCTGGTCGTATTCTATCACATGACCAGAAGTGTTAGCAGTGGCTGAGGTTTTGTTTTTATTTGAGCGTGTTTTCATTTTAAAATAGCAATTGTGTAGTTTTGATTATGTTTGTTTTGGATGTGTAAAAAAGTTTTCAATTTCTTGGGTAAGAATCTTTCAGATTCTTACCCAAGAAACACCTTTTCCACAGAAACGTACCGTTTCCGTGTCAAGCAATTTTTCGTGTATAAACCCGAATGGTTTATAAATGTTTCCTAGAAACGATGCTATAGTTTACAACGAATACAAAAAACGCGGCAAATAATGACAACAAATGAAATAACTCATGGTATCCAAATATTTCATTTGATTCAGCGGATTGTTCAGCTTTATACGCAATGGTTCCGGCAATTTGAAATAAATAAACCATCCACATGGATACCCATTCCGTACTATTCATATAAATATA